TTCCTTATACTTTCACTATTGTTGTTTATTAGAAATTCCTATGGATGAAAGAATTCCTGACGATGTTATAAATAAATTCCGTCAACTTCTTTTTAGAGTAGGTTAAATAAGGAGAAATGGAAGAATTTTATTTACAAATTGGATTAGGTATAATCCTAATTATTATTATTGTTATCATTTGGCATACATTAAGTAGTTCTTCATCTATGACATTAGCAAGAGCTAAAACTACATTTGGAGTTTATGATAAAGTTATGGATTTACAACCTTTAGGTTGTCCTACAAATGATAATACAAGATTATGTGATTATTATGTTGCTTCATCTGCATATTCAGTATTTCCTAGTACATATACATCAGATTATATAAGTGATTCAATTATACCTTTAGTTGTTAAAGCTGGAGCAAGATTAATCGAATTAGATATTTATTCAGATGATAAAGACAAACCTGTTGTAGGATTGAAAAATGAACAATTTGGATATGATTATGCTAAGAATAGTGTATCATTTGAATCATGTTGTGTTTCATTAGCAAATTCAGCATTTGATAAAACACAATCTAAAGCTGCAGGTGATCCTTTCATATTAAGTTTAATGTTCCATACTCAAAAAACACAAACTATTAATGCATGTTCAGAAATTCTAAAACAAACAGTTGGTAGATATTTATTAGGTCCTGACTATGCATTTCAAAGAAAAAATCTAGCACAAGAACCTATTTGTAATCTAATGGGTAAACTAATATTAGTTTCAGGTGGAGAAATTAAAGGTACAACACTTGAAGAATTAATTAATTTATCATGGAACACATCAGATTTACGTAGAGTTTCATTTATGACTGCATCACAACCATATGATCACGATGAACTAATAAATAATAATAGACAATCAATAACTATGGTTGTTCCTGATCCTGATCCTGATTTAAAAAATGGTAATCCTATTGTATTATTTGGATATGGGTGTCAATGGAATTTAATGAATTATGGATCTTTGGATTCAATGATGGAATTATATATTGGTAAATTCCAACAAGGTTCTATGTTATTAAAACCTGAACATTTACGTTATAAACCTATAACATATAAAACACCAGTATTACCTCCACCTGAACATTCATTTCAACCAATGGCACATACATCACCAATATATGATACAAATCCTAAAACTGGAGATAAATCTATCGTCATTTAATTTAATTTCGTTCAGTAAATATAAAAAAATGGCAAATAAATGGATCGTCCACGTAAAAAAGACAATGCGCGCAATGAAATCCAAGGGGACTTACAAAAAAGGTATGGGTCTCAAACAAGTAATTATGGAAGCTAAAAAGACCTGGTCAAAAGTAAAGAAAGGTGGTGCTGATGAACCTGTCGAAGAATCACCTGTTGCTGGCCCTTCTGCCCCTATGGCTGTAGAAGAAGGTGGACGTCGTCGTAGACGTCATAGCAAAACAACAAGACGCCGCAAACATTAAAAAAATTTACATTTGAAGATATAAAGACAAATGGGTGGTGGCTTATTACAACTCGTAGCATATGGAGCACAAGATGCGTATCTTTCTGGGAACCCCCAGATCACATTTTGGAAAGGGTTATACAAGCGCCACACTAACTTCGCAATGGAACCTTTTCGTATTAATTTTAATGGACAACCTTCTTGGGGAACTAAACAAACTGCTATTGTAGGTCGCCATGCTGATTTACTTTTTTCTTCTTATGTAGAAGTACAACTACCTTATGCTGATACTACTGGTGCTGCTGCCGCTCTATGGAACCACGGATTATTAAATGGTAAAACTCAAATTCAAGCTCCTCTTGGATTTAATTTAATTAACCATGTTGAATTAGATATTGGTGGACAAATTATTGATAGACAATATTCTGAATTTATGTATTTATGGTCTTGTCTAACAAGTGATCACAACAAAGCTACTAAATTAAATGCTATGCTACAAAGCACTCTAAACACTGGTAATTTACAACTTGCAAATCCTCCTGGTTGTGCTTATGGTGGAAATGGACGTCCTTCTTTACCTAACACAGTATATATCCCTCTAATGTTTTTCTTTACTAAGAATCCTGGCGCTGCCTTACCTTTAATTGCTCTTCAATACCATGAAGTTAAAATTAATGTATTCTGGAAAGAACCTTTAGAAATTGCGGGAAATTTTACACAAGCAGCTAAATTACCTCAAGCTACATCTGCTGCTCTATACATTGACTACATTTATTTAGATACTGAAGAACGTCGTAGATTTGCGCAACAATCTCATGAATATCTAATTGAACAAGTACAATTCAATGAAGATGTAGGTATTTCATCTCCTAGTCAAAGAATTGATTTAACTTTTAACCATCCTGTAAAAGAATTAATTTGGATAGTACAACCTCATTGCTACACTGATTGCAAAGCTCCTTTAAAGTATGGTCGAAATGGTGCAACTACTAGATTAATACCTTACCAATATGATCAATCTGCAGTATACGAACAATGGCTACAAATTAATGGCCAAGATAGATTAGATCGTCGTTATGGTGATTACTTTAATCAAGTACAACCTTATCAACATCATACCGGTCTAGCACCTGATTCTGGTGTATATTCTTATTCTTTTGCTGTAAAACCTGAAGAAAATCAACCTTCTGGCACATGCAATTTCTCTCGTATTGATACTGCTACGATTGTAATGACCATGGATGGATCAGTAAATGTAGATCAAGCTAGTGGTGATACATGGGATGTACGTGTATATGCTATTAACTACAATGTACTACGTATTATGTCAGGTATGGGTGGATTAGCTTACAGCAATTAATTATCTTGTTTTGGTTGTGTAATTTTCTTAATTTTTTCTAGATATAAAATACCATCCATTAATTCTTCTTGGGCATGTTGAATCCATTGTAAAAAACTTAGATCATTTCTATCAAGAGTTTGACCATATTTAATTTGTCCTATTTTAGCTCTTTGTTCAAACATAGATATGACACTGCTTACTACAGAATCATATTTAGGTTCCTCTGACATTTTTTAATTTTAATTGTTTTATAATATGAAAATTACCATGACATAGCAATATCTTCCATACGACATTCACCTTCTTTAGAATCTTTTAATTGTTGTTGTTCAACTAATTGATTAGCATGTTTTAAATCTTCATCAAACATTGATCTATCTTCCATATCACCTTCAGGTAATTTAGTTTCATCAATTAATAAATCAACAAATCCTGTTCCACATGGAGGTACTTGTCCAAACATAATATTTGCAGAAACACCTTTCATAGTATCAAATTCTCCTGATACAGCAGCATCAAATAAAATTTTAGTAGTTTGTTCAAATGATGATTTAGCAAGAACACCATTATCTAATTTGCTCATACCAAATCTATCAATAGCAATGAAATGTCCATGATAAGTCATAGCATCAACTAATAAACAAGGATGATGATAATTGATAGAATCGGCACCAAATACTTTCATTAGTTCTTCAAACATTACCATACGTGCTGCTTCAATACCAAATACATCAAGAACTTCATGTATATCATCTGAGAATGTACGTGTAGCATCAACATTTTCTTTCGTAAATAAATCAATTAAATTAGTACCTTCAGAATCTAAGATCCATTGACTTATAGCTTTATATCCACCTATTTTTTCATCATAAATTAATTCTTCTTTAATTTCACGAGGAAACACTCTTCCAATACCATCAACACCTGTTAAAATAGTATCTAGTAATTTATCTTCAATAAATCTTAGAGATAAAGCATTCTTTGCAATATCAAGACCAAATGTAATACGTAATACTAATTTATTAGAATTAATATCGGAATGAACACAATCAAATACTTTCAAAACTTTATTATTTTCAATCTTTGATTGAATGAGTGTCATATCATTTACATTACGAATTACCATTTCATCTTGATCTAATTCTAATCTCATGATCCAAGGAGATACACATGCTTGAGATTGAGTAATAGCAAACTTTTCATAAACTTGAAGGATTTCTCTATCTTCTTGTACAGATGTATTAGAACTTAGTGGATTAGGATCATAATAAATACGAACAGATCTAGTAATATCTTTCAAAGTAGTTTTTTGAATATCTTTTTTGGAGGACATAGCACTTGCTTGTGAAGAATCTTTTAAGTAAATTGTATTTGAAGGATTTTTAGGATTACGTGAAACACTTAGAAGTTCTTGAATACGAGGTACACCTTCAGTAGCATTAGCTTTAGCAGTTCCAGCTGAATGGAACGTGTTTAGAGTTAATTGTGTAGTAGGTTCACCAATAGATTGAGCTGCTAAAGGTCCAACCATTTCACCAGGATGTACAAGAGCTTTTAAATACTTAAATTGAATTTCACTCAGAATTTCATCAAATATTTCTTTAGAAAATCTATTAATAATAATTGATTTACGAGGTGCTAAATAAAATCTTAGAAGAATATGGAATAATCTATTAGATTGAATGAAATCCTTTGAACATAATTTATTTAATTCATCAACAACATATTCAGGTGTAAGATTAGTTTTTACAGAATAAGAATTCTTGAATTTTTGTAAAGTTCTTCCAAGATGTACAGGAGCATACACATTAGATTTATTAATGAATTTAAATACACTTTTTACAAGCATATGCCGATCTTGTAATAATTGATCAACTAAATCAGGAGGATCTTCAGATACTTTTTCAGAGCATACAGCTTTGAAATCATCTCTTGTACATGCAAAATTTTGGTAAACTTGTTCCATTGTCATAATTCCTAAATCACATTCTTGTTTTTCAATACTTATAGAATCAATACCATCTTCAGAATAACGAAATTGGACGATTGCGCCATTAACATCACGTACAGTATAAT